AGCCACCGCGCAACATCGACAATTTAGCGGTAGGGGTATCGCTGTAAGTGAAGGCCAGGCCTCCGGCATCGGCGCCTTTCGCCTTTCGCCTTTCGCCTCCCGATCCGCTCGCGTGTTTCTATGGGACGCCGTGGCTCGATCACTTTCCGCGGCCGATCGGAACCGGCGCCGGCTGCCGGTACTGTACCGGTCCGCGGCCAGTCTCGAGCCGGACACGCCGGCGCCGGCGCCAGGTGAGAAAGGCCTCGAGCTCGCATGAGTGAATACTCGATCCGGATTCCGATCGCGTTATTCGAGCGCCTCGCGCGCGTGGCCGCCGAGGACGGCCGGCCGATTCCGGCCATCATCCGCGAGCTCCTCGCCGATGGCCTCGATCGGCGGTTTGCGGAGGCCTGCGCGCGCCATGAAACCGAGCGCCGCGGTTTAGAAAGGTAGGATCCCGATGCTTACGATCTCGCTCCTCCTCGTGCTCGTGGCCTTGGCGATCGTGCTCGGCGCCGCGGTGAATAAAGCGCCGCTCTGGCCGGCCGTGCTGATCCTGGCGCTCGTGCATTTGCTCAACTCGCTCCCGATCCAATGAGAGGCCGGCGGCCGAAACCCACGGCGCTCAAGATCCTCGAGAACAATCGAGGCCGGCGGCCGTTGAACGATCGGGAACCGCACCACGCCTCGATCGCGCCAGGCCTTCCATCCGCGCTCAAAGGCCACGCCGGCGCCGCGGCCGAGTGGCGGCGCATTATCGGGACGCTCGGCCGCGGACACGTTACCGATGTGGATCGCGCGATCTTGATCGCCTACTGCCTGAAATACGAGGAGTGGCAAACGCTCGAGCGCCAGGCCGCGAGCGCCAAGGCTGTAATCGTGGCGCGCTCCGGGTATCCGATGCCGAATCCGCTCCGCGCGATGGCCAATAAGGCGCTCACGCTCATGCTCAAGGCCGCGGTCGAGCTCGGCATCACACCGAGCGCGCGCGCGCGGATCGTGCTGGCGCCGCATGATGTCCCGGAAAACCAAGTGGATGAATTTACGGCGTATCAACGGCGCCGGCTCGGCGTGTCCTGATGCCGCGGAAAAAACCTCACCGGGTAGACGACTACGCGCGAAAAGTCCTCGCCGGCGAGCTCGTGGCCGGTCCGTACGTCCGGCTCGCATGCGAGCGGCATACACGCGATCGCCAGGAGGCCGCGCGTAAGGGCTTCACGTTTGACGCCGCGGCCGCCGATCACGTCCTCGGGTTTATCGAAAAGTGGGTCTATCTCCCGGATAGCGGCCGGCCGTTTCGCCTCGAGGCCTGGCAAGTGTTCATCGTCGGATCGCTCTTTGGCTGGAAGTGGGCCGCCACCGGCCACCGGCGATTCCGAAACGCGTACATCGAAATCGGCAAAGGGAACGGCAAAACGCCGCTCCTCGCGGCCATCGGCCTCTACGGCCTGATGATGGATGGCCAGAAGGCGCCGGAAATCTACGCGGCCGCGGCCGATCGGGATCAAGCCATGATCATGTTTCGGGATGCGGTCCGCATGGTCAAGGCCTCGCCGGAGCTCGAGAAACGGATCAAAAAGTCCGGGATTGAACACGTGCACAACATGAGTTACGGCCTCGGGTTTTTCCGGCCGTTCTCGAGGGAACAAGGGACCAAGAGCGGCACTCGGCCGCATATGGGTCTGATCGATGAAGTACACGAGCACCCGAACGCCGAGGCGTGTAACAAGATCCGAGCCGGCGCCAAGGGTAACGAGGACGCCTTATTTCCGGAAATCACAAACGCGGGTTTCGATCGGACGTCGATCTGCTGGCAACACCATGAACACTCGATCCGGATAGTCGAGCAACTCGTGGAGGATGATCGATGGTTCGCGTACGTCTGCGCGCTCGATAAGGCGGACGATCCGCTCACCGATCGCGCGTGTCATATCAAAACCAATCCGAACCTCGGCGTATCCATTCAGCAACCGTACCTCGATGATCAAGTGGCGGCCGCGCGGCATATTTCGGCCGAGGCCAATACTGTGTTACGCCTCAACTTTTGTGTCTGGACGCAAACGCATACGCCCGCCTGGGATATGGCGCATTGGCTCGAGGCGCCGCTCGAGCTCCCATCCGAGGAGGCGCTCCTCGGCCGGCCGTGCTATGGCGGGTTAGACCTTGGCCAGAATGACGATTTCGCGGCATGGGCCAGGCTGTACGAGCTCGAGGATGGCGGCCTCGCGGTCAAAATGCGGTTTTGGCTGCCGGAGGCCGCGCTCGAGAAGTACCCAAACCGGCCGTACGCCGAGTGGCGCCGCGAGGAGCTCCTTACGGTGACGCCAGGGAATACGACGGATCTCGATTTGATCGAAGAAACGATCCTCGAGGATGCGCGCGCGGATGGCGTGCTCGAAATTGCCTACGATAAGCGTTTCGCTCAGCAACTTGCACTCCACTTGCAAGGCGCCGGCCTCACCGTGGTAGACACGCTCCAAGGCTACGCGCTCAACGAGGCGATTAAATCGCTCGCCAAGGCGATCGCGGACGGCGCGATCCGACACGGCCACAATAAGATCCTCTCGTGGATGATGGACAATACCGTCCTCCGGACCGGCCGGAACCAGGAGCAACGGTTAGACAAACAAGTCTCGAAGGAAAAGATAGACGGCGCCGTGGCGCTCGTGATGGCCAACGCGCGCCGGATCGCGCGGCCGCCGGAACCGCCGGCGCCGGACTATCAGATCATGATTTTCGGGCCGCATGTATGAAACGCGGCCGGCCTCGCCTCGATCCGGCGGATACCTCCACATCGGTACATTTCAAGTTACCGAGCAAGACGTACGCGGCCACGATCGCCGAGGCGAGCTCGCGCCGGCTCACACTCTCCGAATACATCCGGCAATCGCTCAAAGAGGCCAAACGCCTCGAGGCGCCGGCGCGCGCATGATCGAGGCGCTCGCGGCCGGCGTGCTCGGCCTCGTGCTCGGCCTCACGATCGGGTTTATCTGGGGATCCGCGCGCGCCTGATTTTCGTCTACCGAAAATTGCGCGAGGCCGCCGGCCTGGCGCACCCTATCGCCACAAGTGGAAATCATCCGCGGGTATGCCGTCCTCACGGTCAAGGCCTTCGATGAGGAGGCGCGAACCTTTACGGGGATGGCGAGTACGCCGGAGCTCGATCGCGCCGGCCACCGGATCGATCCGCTCGGCGTGACGTTCAAAAACCCGCTCCCGCTCCTCTTTCACCACGATCGCACACAACCGATCGGGACGGTGGAGCTCGAGGCGCCTACGCCGGCCGGCGTGGCGTTTCGCGCCACGATCGCGCGGATCCTCGAGCCGGGAAAACTGAAGGATCGGACCGATGAGGCCTGGCAATCGATCAAGGCCGGCATCATCCGCGGGATCTCGCCAGGCCTCCGCGCGCTCGAGGACGGGATCAAGTTTGCGAAGGATGGCTCGATTACGCTCCTCAAAACCGAGTTTGTGGAGCTCTCGCTCGTGACGATTCCGGCCAATATCGGCGCCACGATCTTAACCGTCAAAGCGGCCGCGATGGGCCAGGATCCGCTCCGCGATCGGAGCTCACGCGCGAAAGGCGCGATCATGAACGCCACCACTCGAGAACAAATCACCACATGGGAGAACACGCGCGCGGCCACCGTGGGCCGGATGGATGCTTTGATGAAAAAGGCCGCGGACAGTGGCGAGACACTCGCGGCCGCCGAGTCCGAGGAGTACGACGGCCTCGAGCTCAAACTGGCCGAGGTAGACAAGCACCTCGTACGCCTTCACGGCCTCGAGAAACTCGAGCTCGCCTCGGCCACGCCGATCAACGCCGGCGGAAACGGGATCATCAAAGCGGCGCCGCGCGTGGTGAGTCTCCGGCCGAACGTACCGCCGGGAACCGCGTTTGTGCGGTACGCGATCGCCAAGATGCAAGCCAAGGGCGATCTCTATCAGGCGCTCGAAATTGCGAAACAGTGGAAGGATTCCACGCCGGAAGTGGAGCTCATGGTGAAGGCGGCCGTGGCGCCAGGCACCACCACCGATCCCACGTGGGCCGGACCGCTCGCGCAGGTTCGCCAGGCCACCAACGAATTTATCGATTTGCTCCGGCCGGCCACGATCCTCGGCCGGATTCCGAATTTCCGCTCCGTACCGTTCAACGTGTCCGTACCGGTGCAAACCGCCGGCGGCGCGTACTCGTGGGTCGGCCAGGCCGCTCCGAAACCGGTCACGAAATTGGCGTTTGGGACGGCCACGCTCGGGATTACCAAGGCCGCCGGGATCATCGTCTTTACGTACGAGCTCGCCAGGTTGTCCTCGCCGAGTATCGAGGATCTCGTCCGGAACGACATGATCAAAGGGATCGCCAAGTTTCTCGATGAGCAATTCATTCTCCCGGGCGTGGCGCCGGTGGCCGGCGTGGCGCCAGGCAGCATTACCAACGGCATCGCGCCGATTGTCTCGACAGACGATCCGGCCGTGGATCTCCACGCGCTCGTATCGAAGTTTGCAACCGGCAACGTGAGTCTCCGCGGCGCCGCGCTCGTCATGAGCGAAACGAACGCCTTCACGCTCGGCATGATGAAGGACGGGATGGGGAATCAACTCTATCCGGGCGTGAGCGCGGAAGGCGGAACCGTGCTAGGGATCCGGCTCGTACCGAGCAATGCGGCCGCAGATAACGTGGTCCTGATCGCGCCGGAGCTCGTACTGATGGCCGATGAGGGAGGCGTCGAAATCGACGTGTCCCGCGAGGCGTCGGTACAGATGAACGATGCCCCGGACAATCCGCAAGTGGCAACCTCGCTGATGACGAGCTTGTGGCAAAACAACCTCGTCGGCCTCCGCGCGGAACGGTTCATCAACTGGAAACGCGGCCTCGATGCCGGCGTGGCCGTTGTCACCGGCGCCGCGTACGTGCCACCGGCGAGCGCGCCGGCCGCCTAGCGATCGATGGCGCTCCTGGCTAGTGTCCGATCGCGGATTTCGCGCGCGATGATCGCCGGCGCCTCGATCGTGTCTCGAGGCGCCGGCTCCGGATGGCTGGCCGTGGTCCGGGAACCGAATACGGGCGCCTGGCAACGGAACGAAGAAATCCCGCTCGAGTCCGCGCTCCAAAACCCGACGGTCTTTGCGTGTGTCACCCTGATCGCCGGCGATATCGGCAAATTGCGCCTCCGGCTCGTGGCGCTCGATGAGAATGGCATCTGGACCGAAACCGAGTCCGCGGCCTTTTCGCCGGTTCTCCGATCGCCAAACCGCTATCAACTGACAAGCCAGTTTCTCGAAACGTGGCTGTACTCGAAACTCCTCCGCGGGAATACGTACGTCTTGAAGGCGCGCGACAATCGGCGCGTGGTCTCGGCGCTCTATGTCCTCAATCCGGCGTGTGTGACGCCGCTCGTGACGCCGGACGGTGGCGTCTACTATCAACTCGCGCGCGAGGAGCTCGCCGGCGTGGTACCGGAGTCCGCGGATCCGTTCATTGTGCCGGCCAGCGAAATCATTCACGATCGATGGAATTGTTTCTGGCATCCATTGATCGGCGTGTCACCGCTCTATGCCTGTGGAGGCGCGGCCTGGCAAGGCCTCACCATCCAGCAGATGAGTACGACGTTTTTCCGGAACGGCGCGCAACCGGGCGGCCTGATCATGGTCCCGGGCAAGATCGCGCAAGATTCCGCGGATCGCCTCAAGGCGTACTGGTCGGAGAATTTCGCCGGCGACAATGCCGGCAAAGTGGCGCTCCTCAGTGAAGGCATGAAGTACGAGCCGCTCGCGCCGGCCTCGGCGAGCGATCAACAGTTGACCGAACAATTGACGAAGGCGACTGAGGCGATTTGCTCGGCGTACCACATTCCGGTACCGCTGATCGATGCGAGCATCCAACCACCGTACGGCAACAGTCCGGAGCCGCTCTTACAGCTGTACTACTCGCAATGCCTTCAGACGATCATGAACGCGCTCGAGGCTTCGCTCGATGCCGGCCTCGAGCTCCCGTCACCGTACGGAACCGAGTTTGATATCGATGATCTGGTCTGGATGGATACCGGAACCAAGACCAAAGCGGCGCAAGATGGAATCACCGGTGGCGGCCTGGCGCCAAACGAGGCGCGGAAAAAGTATTTCGGCCTCGGACCGGTGGCCGGAGGCGAGGCGCCGTATCTGCAACAGCAAAACTATTCGCTCGAGGCCTTGGCGAAGCGGGACGCGGGCGCGGATCCCTTTGCGCGTACCACGCCGGCGCCGGCGGACGATCAAGGCGCCATCAATGCGGCCTTTGCGGCCGCGGTCAAGGCCAAGGCGCTCGAGAAAGGATGGCGCGCGGATGCGGCCTGAAGTCCGGCCGGATATCGAGGCGCTCGCCGGCGTGGTGATTGAAACCGTAGAAGCGGCGCTCAGTCCGCTATCGCGGCGCCTCGAGGCGCTCGAGCTCGCGGCCGGCCGGAACCTCGAAACACTCGGCGCGCTCGAAACCAAGGCCGCGAACCTCGAGCACATCCGCGGGGATCTGGATTGGATCCGCGGCAAGTTGCGCGAGGAGCTCACGGCGATCCGCGAGCGCGTGGCCGTAGTGGAATCGCGCGCGCCGGAACCGGGGCCGCCGGGGCCGGCCGGCGCCGATGGCAAGGACGGCGCGCCAGGGGCGCCAGGGCAAGACGGCCGGCCAGGCCTCGAGTACCTCGGCGTGTACGTGGCCGGGAAAGCCTACGGCCGCGGCGCCGTGGTGACGTTTGCCGGATCGGCGTGGCATTGTGAAACCGATACGGCCGCGGCGCCATCCGAGGCCGGCGGCGCGTGGCGCCTGATGGTCAAACGCGGCCGCGATGGCCGGGATCTACGGGAGGCCGGCCGTGGCTAGCGAGCTCAGTTTTCCGAAGGTTGTCATATCCGATCCGTTGATCGCGCTCGCGGAGGCCAAAGAGCAACTCAAGATTACCGATACCTTGCACGATACGGAAGTTGAGCGGACCGTCCTCGAGGCGCAAAACGCGATCCTGGCGTACCTCGGGAAAGGCGCCGATCCGGAATGGACCGCGGAAACGCTGCCGTATTCCGTGCTGGCCGCGATCAAGATCCTCCTAACGGATTTGTACGAGCTCCGGAACACGGCCGGCGAGGCGCGCGCGCCGGAGCTCACCGTGGCGGCCTGGCGCCGGATCGATGAGCTCCTCAGTATCTTCCGCGATCCGATCCTGGCCTGATCATGGCGCGTATTGGCGAGTACTGGCACCGGGTTTCATGCGAGGCGCCGGCCGTCGTACCGGACGGCGAAGGCGGATCGATGGAAACGTGGGGCCCGCTCGAGCCGGCGTTATGGGATTGTTCGATCGAAAGCGCCACCGCGCGCGCGCTCGAGAACATTACGGCCGGGACGGTGATTGCTCAGGCTACGCATATTGTCCGCGGCCGGTTTCATCCGGGGCTGACCACAAAAGCGCGCCTCGTGAAACCGGACGGCGCGATCCTGAACCTCCTCGATGTCCGCGATCCGGATGGCCGGCGCGATCGAACGATCTGTGTGTGCTCGGAGCTCATTGAATAATGGCGCGAGGCTTTGGCGTGAAGTGGCACGGCATGACGGAAAACCGCGCGGCGCTCAAAACGCTCGCGCGCGATTTGACGGCCGAAGCGGCGCCACTCACCGAGCAATACGCCGAGGCGCTCGCCGGCGCCGTGATTGCCGCGTACGCGAGCCGGACGATTACCGGCGAGCTCGCGGCCGGCGTGGTGGTCTATCCCAAGCGGATGAAATCGCGGTATGCCACCGGATTCCGTGTCCGGAGTACGGCCTTTTACGCGCGGTTTCTCGAGTACGGAACGAAATGGATCGCGCCGATCCGCGTATTCATACCGCGGCGCAATGCCTATCAACGGGCGCTCGGCCGCGCGCTCGAGCGGATGATGGAAACCTTCAACTTGCGTACGCGTGGTGAGGTAGATATCGGTGGCGCCTGATTCCTGGGAAATCGAGGAATCACTCCTCGCCATGTTGCAGAACGATACGACGCTCAAGGCGCTCGCGCCGGATGGCGTGTGGATTGACTTGGCCGCGGCCGGCGCGAAACGGTTTGTGATCGTGAGTCTGATCGATCCGACCGATCGCGGCAAGTTTGGCGGCCGCGCGATCGAAGATAACCGGTATCTCGTGAAGGCCGTAGGCCTCTCGACCGTGATGAGCGGATCGCAAATACGCCAGGCCGCGTACCGGATCGATCAACTCATACACGATCAAGTGATGACAATCGACGGGTACACGTTTATGGATATGGCGCGCGACGAAAACGAGTCACGGATCCGAGTCCGGCGCGCCGATGAACGCGATCCGGGCTTGACGTGGCTCGAGGGTGGCGCGTGGTATCGGATCCGGGTGTCCATTCCGTAAGGCTCGAGGAGGAGCTCCTGTATGTCGATTAAAAGCGGCCGCTTTGGCCAGGTATTCTACGATCCAACGGGCGCCGGCGGCGCCACGCTCGTGGAAGTGATTTCGCTCAATCACTGGACACTTTCAAAAAAAACGGAGCGTGAGGACGTTAGTTGTTTCGGAAACACGAACCGCGTATTCGTGCCGGGTTTGCCCACGATCGAAGGTGAGCTCGAGGGCTTCTGGGATTCCGCGGAAACGGCGCTCTTTGACGCCGCGGACGCCGCTACGCCGGGGATGCTCAAACTGGTTCCGAACCGGACAGAAACCGGTTTCTTCTGGACCGGCCTCGCGTACATGGATGCCGAAATCGACGTGGATCTAAACGCGCCAACGGTTTCCGGTACGTGGGCCGCGGCCGGCGACTGGACCGGACCGGTACAACCACCGGTCTAGCACACGCGCGCGCGAGGCCTGGCCGTGTTTCGGAAAGTCACGCTCCGCGGCCAGGCCGGCGCGATTACCTGGGGATATCACACGGCCGCGGCGCTCCGCGCGTGGATCGTCACGAAGGACGACAAAGGCGCCTGGCGCCTCGCGGCCGGCGTGGATCGCGCCGATCGGTTTCAGTTGCGTCAGGCGCCGCTCTTGTTCACGGCGCCGCGGATCGGCCGGATCGGCCGCGCGTGCTGGCCGATCCGCACAGTCACACTCGAGGCCGAGCGCCTCACGGCCGAACTTGGGCCACCGGAGCGTTAAGTGGAATCACCGATCGTACCACCGCGGACCGTCCGGCTCCCACTCGCCGAGGACGCCTGGCTCGACGTGAAAGACTGCCTCAATCACGGCGAAACGCAGGCGCTCTATCTCGAGCTCTATCGGACGATGCCGGACGGCGAGCTCAGTCGGCGGAATCCGCTGGAAACCGGGGACGCGCTGATCCTGGCGTTTCTCGTGGATTGGAGTTTCGCCGAGTGGCTCCCGATCCGCGGCCGTGGGCCGGAGGAGCTCCGCGCGGCGCTCGCCGGGATCTATCAGGATGTGTACCTCGATATCAAAGAGGCGATCGAAGGCCACGCCGATCGCGTCACGGCCGCGCGGCATGAAAAAAAAAGGATCCGGCGTGGCGCGCTCGAGTCTGTACCGACTTAGCGATCGCGCGCCGCTGCAACTGGCGATATGAATGGGTGGCCGCGCTCGATCCGGATGTGTATGACGTGCTGGTAGACGAGCTCTTGAAGGAGCAACGGCGCCTCGAGCGCCTCGAGGACTAAAACCCGATGCCGGTCACAGGCGAGTTTCTCGCCGATTTCGATAATTTCGTCAAAGGCGCGCGTGAGGCCGATTCCGCGCTCGGCCGGATCGTGGCCACGTCCGAGGCCGCCGGACCGGCGCTCGAGGACGGTTTCGGAGGCGTCGATTTCGATCGGTTGTTCAAGGATCCGATCGGCGAGGCCTCGCGCGCGGCCGAAGGCATGATCGGCATGTTTCCGCCGATCGTGCAAGGCGCCACCATGGCCGCCGGCGCGATCGCGGCGCTCGGCGCCGGCGCCTTTACGCTCGCCTCGAGAACCGCCGAAGTGGCCAACGAGCTCGGCGGCCTCCAGGCCAAGACGGGCGCCTCGATTCCGGAGCTCTCGAAACTGTCAAACGCGGCCACGATCCTCGGCACCGATATTCAGGCGCTCGCCAACGTGCTCTTTGCGATGAACCGGCAAATGGCGACAAAACCGGACGCCTTCGCCGATGGCCTCCGGCTCCTGAAAATCAACGCCAAAGAATTTGCCGATCTGGATTTCGATCAAAAACTCGCGGCCATCAGTACGGCGCTCAGTGAACAAGCCGATCAAACGGTCAAGGTGAAGGCCGGTACCGAGCTCCTCGGCGCCGCATATCGGACCGTGGCCGATGAAATCGAGGATCTACCCGATGCCTTGCAAGCCGTGGCCGATATCGAGCCGTTTACCAAAGACGATGCTCAGCGCGCGAAAGAGTTTCAAACGGAAGTGGCGCTCCTGAAAGTGGAGCTCGGCGCAATGGGCCAGGATATCGGCCGGCTCGTGATTCCGCCGATTACCACGCTCACGCGGTACCTCCGAGAACATGCGGACGATATCGCGCGGACGATCGCGCCGAAACTCTCGAACCTCCTCGATATCGTGAAGGCCGGCGCCGGCGCGTGGGAACGGTATCAAGACGGCATGACGCCGGCGATCGATGGCACACGCGATCTGACGGCCGTGAATGCCGAGCTCGCGGCCGGGATCGAGGCCACCAACGCGCAAGTCCCAAACGCCGAGGCCGCACAAAAGGCGCTCACCGCGCAACTCGCCGAGGCCAAAAAGGCGATCGCGGCCGAGGAGGCCGCGCTCAAACCGTTCAATGAAGCCATGGCCGAAATGGCCTCCGTTGGCGGCCAATGGTCAAAGACGCTCGACACGATCAACGGGGAAGTGGTGGAAGCGGTCAAGTACTACCTCGAGGCCGGCGTGGCGCAAGGGAAACTGGCCACCGCGTACGCGCTCACCGATACCCAAGTCAAGGCGATCGCGGCCTCCCTGAAGGCCGAACAAGAGGCGCTCAAAGAGTCCACCACGCTCCAGGCCGATCGGATCCGCGCGCTCCAAGGCCTCTACCTCGAGTACGACAAGACGATCCGGAGCTCGAGCGCCACCACCACGCAAACGCGGATCGATGATGCCTGGCGCGCCGCGGACGCTCAGATTATGTCGATGGCCAAGGCCGGGACGCTCACGGAGGAAGGGTACGCGGTCATTCAGGCCACCGCGAAACAAACCGCGGACAGTATCCTCGCCGATACCCTGGCGCAAGACGAAACGAGCCGGACGTATTACGAGCGCCTCGCGGCCAAGGCGCAAGAGGCGTACGCCTTTGCCAAGGCGCATAGTGCCGAGTACACGGCCGCGCGCCTCGAGCAATTGCGCCTCGAGGCCGAAACGGCCGCGGCCACGCTCGAGAACTGGGAAGCGGCCGCGGATGCCACGCTCGCCGGCGTGAAAGGCGCCGCGGATCAAGCCGCGGCCGCGCTCCGGGCGATGACAAACGCTTTCGATCCTGGCGTGGCCTGGCCGGATGCCGGCGAGGCCGGTATCAGTCGGCCGATCTACGCCACGCCGAACACAACCGGATCCGGCCTGAATAAACCGCCTGGCGTGGCCGGTGGCGTAGGCTTCACGCTGAAACCGTACGAACAAGTCCCGCGCGATCTGTTTGGCCGGCCGGTGACACCGGGATTTTTGTCCGGCCTCCCCAACGTGAGTATCACCGTGCAGGGCTCGATCCTCTCGACGGAGGATCAACTCGCCACGGCCGTAGAAGGCGCCGTGATGAACGCGTACCGCCGTGGCGGATCGCGGGTACCGGTCTGATGGGGATTTCCGGATCGCAAAAGGCGCTCATGTACGCGCAGGGAGGCGTAGCACGAGGCGGCGCCACGCGCGGCGGATACATGAGCGGCCGTGTCTTTGTCGCCATCAACGGGACACAGTACGGGTTTGCGCGGCCTGGCGCGGCCGGCATCGTGATTGAGTCACTCACCATTACCGATATGCTCGACGAAACGCCAAACCGCGCGGCCTTTCGCGTACATGCCGCGGTACCACCGGCCGGCGAGCTCGTGATTACGCTCGGCTCGATCCATAACCTCGAGCGCCTCTTTGCCGGATTTGTCACCACGATCGGCCAACGGTGGGAGGCCGATAATCCGCGGTTCATTCAGGCCGAGTGTGCAGCCGTCGATTACACATGGCAACTGTCTTTCCTGAAAGTCACGGCCGAGTACCGGAATCAATCGGCCTCGGCGATCGCCTCGGATCTAATCGCGCGCTACGGCGCCGGGAACGGGTTCACGGCCGATCGCGTGGCCGCCGGTCTGCCGACGCTCGAAGAAATCACATTTACCAACGAGGATCTAGGGGATGCGCTGACCCGGATCGCGCGGCGCATTGGCGGGTACTGGTACGTCGATTACCAGAAACGGATTCACGTGTTTCTTGAGGAGGCGCGCAACGGCGATCCGGAACCGCTCACGCCAAGCCATAAATCACTCGCCGATTTCAAGCCATCCGCCGAGCGTACCCAAGCACTCACGCGCGCGTATGTGGAAGGCCGTGGATCCAAAGTCCTCGGACCGGTGGCCGCCGGCGATACGCTGATCCCGGTGGAATCGGTGGATCCCTTTGCCGCGGCCGCGGATGTGTTTCTGAAACTCTCGAGGCAAGGCGCCGAAGGCGGCGCGCAACATCTGAATTTTTCCGGCGTGGTGGCGAGCGCCGGCGGATCGCTCGTGGGGCCGGGAACGGGGCCAACGGGACCGCCGACACTCGCGCCGGCCGTCGGCGCCGGCCTGGCCGCCGGCGCCTACTCGTACGCCTATACACACCTCACGGCCGCCGGCGAAAGTCTGCCGAGTCCGCTGGCCGCGATCGCGGTAGGCGCGCTCCTCAATCCGCCGTCCGCGCTCCTGGCGCTCGCGGCCGAAGCGTTTCCGCCAGGCGTACCGACACCGGCGCACTACTACACCTACACGTACGTATCCGGAGGAGGAGGCGAGACTACGGCGCCGGCCGGGACGTACGTCGATACGCGGATCCCGATCAATGCGTACGGCCTCTCCGGTGGCGTGGAAAATCTTGGCATGTTTAACGGTGGGGTACTCACGCCGGGATACTGGTATTACTACAAAATTACGTATGTCGGCGATGATGGCGGCGAGGCAAACGCCGTGGCCGGCGCCAGTGTCTTTATTTCGACATTCACGCCTCCGAATAATCAAGTCTGGTTGTACATCGGGAACGGCGTACACCCGACATGGCCGCCGATTCCCAAAGGCGTCGCGCAAGTGAAAATCTACCGGACGCCAGGGCATCCGGATTCGAGCGTGTATTTCAATGGGCCGTACAAGTACGTGGGTTCCGTGGTTCCAAGCTACACATCGTCCGGCGGCATCGACTACGGGACCGCCGTCTTTTACGATAATTCAGTCACGGATGCCGGCCTCGGCGCCGTGATGCCAACCGGCGGGACGGCGTACGTCAAGGCCGGGAAAGTCAACGTCAGTGGTGTCACGATCGGGCCACCGGGCACGGTGGCCAGGCGGATCTATCGCACACACTCGAGCGGAACCGTCCGGCTCGCCGGGACCATTAACGACAATACGAGCACGACGTACGTCGATACGGCGCCGGATGCGAGTCTTGGCGCGCTCCTCCCGACTGTCAACACGGCCGGCGACGAATACCGGCGCGTACAACTCTCGAACGTGGCCACCGGTCCGACGACGGCGCCGGCCGTGACGAGCCGGAAAATCTACCGGACCGCGGTGAATGCGGCGCAACTGAAACTCCTCGCCACGCTCGCGGACAATACGACGACGACATACCAAGACAGTACGGCGGACGCCGGCCTCGGCGCCAATGCGCCAACGGGCGATACGTCCGGCCTGATACAAGCGGCCGGACAAATTCCGGCCGGCTCGCCATCGGTCCTCGTGGCGAATAGCGGACCGTTTCCGGCGGCCGGATGGGCCATCATCGGGAACGGCGAGCAAGTGATCCGCTACACCGGGAAAAGCGGCAACACGCTTACCGGGATTCCGGCCTCGGGTATCGGCGCGATCGTGGCGGCCGTGGCGTATAACTCGACGGTCACCGCGGCGCCGATGGTCACCGGGATTCCGGCAAGCGGGACACGCGCGATCGCGCGGACGCTCACGGAAGGCGACGAGCTCTATCTCGTGGTGCAAGTGGATGACACGGCCGCGGCCGCCGAGCTCGCGGCCGCGGTCGGCGGCCAGGGGATCCGCGAGGAGTGGATCCAAGATCGCCGGTTGTCGATCGCCGAGGCGCGCGCGCGCGGCCAGGCGACGCTCAAAGTCCGGCCAGTCACGGAACGGAGTGTGCGTTATCGATCGCGCGATCTACGGACGGCCGCCGGGAAAACGATCGTGGTGAACCTCCCGGCGCCGAGCTCGATTACGGGCACGTACAAAATTCAACAGGTGACGATCGGGAAGTTTCGGCCGTACGGGACACAGTATCCAACGTACACAGTTGAGGCCTCGAGCGCGCGATTTACCTTTGAAGATTTTCTCCGGCGGATAAAAACGGCAGTCTAAGACACGCCGATGGCCATTACACGGACGCCAATTTTTGATGATGACGGCTCGGGATCAACCGGTACGATCATAAATGACGCGTG